GTTTCAAATGAATCATGTCATCATTAAATGATACGAAATATAAAGTAGCTACTATTATCAGCAATAATAATAACAATATCAATAATATAATACTCATGTTAAATTATATATTGTTGATAATTTTGATTGTTGTAATAGCGATTATATATCTTTGGGAAAAGAAAATCCATAATTTAAAAATATCAGGTGGTGAAGATATAATAGAAATGGCTTGGAATAATTCTCAAGAATATACTAAAGGAGAGGCTGATGAATTTATAAACATTATAAAGAAAAACGTTTATGAGTTCACTCCATTAACACCTACCAATTTTCGAAACATCAGAGATGCAATTGATCCAAAATGGAATGATGACCAAATTATTGCAACATGGCATTTATTAACTACTCAAATGTCTTTAAGATCTTCTAAGAGGTTGGATACGATTCCAGATCCTATCTTGTTTGGCTTGAACGCAGACAATTTAGTATCTACATCAAAAAAATATAAAGTTCCTACACTTCCTCTGATAAAAAGATCATTAAAAGTAAAAGGATACACGAAATCAGTAATAGATAATTGGTTAAATGAGCCTAAGAACATAACGGATGAAGAAATGTGGAAATTAGTAGTGAAAGGATGGGAAACAGATCCGGAAAATCCAACTACATTTAAAATTATATTCGACAAATCCAGAGAATATGAAATAGAAATAGAAAATATGTTGAAAGAAACAGGAATTAAATTTAAAACGCAAGAAGATTTAGTAAAAGAACAAATAGAAGAATATGGTAGACCTGTTATTACTCCGGACATATTGTTCGATGATCCAGTTGTCATAATAGTATCTCATCCTGATGGAACTGTAACTGATCATAAAGTTCACTGGATAGACGCCAAAAATTATATGTTCCTAGGCGCTACCTTTATAACTAAAAGTGTTGCTGAACAAACGAAAAGATACGTTCAAGAATTTGGTACAGGCGCATTATTGTTTCATTATGGTTTTGTCAATTCTGGAGAATTTCCTGGTGCTGTTATGCTTTCAGGTGGACAGGAAAACAAGTTTATAGTAAAAAAATAAACTAAATTTGTTTGAACTTAAATTTTTAATTGTCTTCCTTTTCTTTTTTCTCTTCTTCTTCTCCTTCGATAACCACACCTTTACCCAATGCATCGAAGTCTTCTTTTTCTTCTTCTTTTGCGGGATTAACGCCTATGTTAGACAGATCTACGTAGATCAAGCGGTTAGAATATTTTTCCCTTCCTTTGCTGCTCACAGTCAATCTGTACTCTTCTTTACCCTCGTCATAAGACAGAACAGCGGTACCTTCGTCGACTATGCAATGCAAAGGTTGTTCACACCCAAGTTGATTAAACTGGTTGAAGTAAGAGACGAGGCTGGTATCAGCGGGGTTGAAATACTTCTTCCCTTTAGGAGTAAATCTTTCTACCAACAAGATACCGTCATAGAATCGTATTTCGTCAATTTTACGTTCTTCACGTTTGGTATTATATTTTGGTCTACCTTGTTTCGAGTTTTCGAAATTTTGGAATCCGCCTCTACCGTTATTTTTATCCTGAGAGAAGAATCTGTTACCACCGCGATGCATCTTGTTGTGTAATAATAAAGATCTTAAATTCAATTTTTTATATTTTATTTCAAGAGTGTGAATTATGCGCAGTGTTAGAACATTCTAATGCCTCTGGTTTTTTCACCGGCGAGAAGTTTTTTACTCGCTCGCATTCCCAACACCATTGAGCGTGGCAAAAAGTACAATCAAGAAAGGAACATCCATCTATTTTCTCTGTACATATCAAACAATTCGGACAGCGTTTAGCTACCTTTTGATCCAATAAAGATTGCACGAAATTATCATCTATTAAAGACATGAGAAAGTTGAAATATCTTTGTGAATATATCTATAAAGGATATTCACGAAGAGTATTCACGAAAAATGGAGAAAGATGACGAAGTAAAAGAACCTTTCAACACCCTATATAATATACTGGATAGTATGGATGATCAAATATTATCACATTATTTCTGTGATAAATTTGCTACTATATGTTGGGATATTGAAGAATTTAATGAAATAGGCGAAACAATAGTTCCCGAAGAATGGAAGGATAGATATTTTGCCTTGAGAGATTATGTAATAGATGTCAACGTTGAACCATTTGATCAAATATTAAATCCGTCGTCATACGCTTTCGGAGTTGACATATTAAAGAAAATAATCGAGAGAATAAAAGAGCCCGGTAGTTTAGGATTTACTGAAAAAAAAGATATAATAGTTAAATTGATGCATAAAATATTATACATGATTGCATCAGAGGAGTTGACGGATGCGGATGCGTCTGAATGTTCCGATCTAGTATGTCAACTATACGTCTCCGCTTAAAAGGGTAGTGTTGTTTTTTTTTAAATTAATAATAATAAGGTGTGAAAGATTCTTTCGCCGGTGTAGGCGTATTGGCGGTTGAATCTGCGGCTGTTGTTTCAACTGCTGGAGTAGATGTAGCAGCTGGAGCTGGAGACGTGGCTACTGGTGCAGTCGAAGCTACCGCGGCAGCTGTAGCAACTTTAGGCATTTGACCTGGAGGAACTCTAATCAAATATACAGGCATTACAGAACGTACTTTCGCGGGTAATATAGATGGCGCGAAGTAAACTATCATCAAGAATACAATAAGAATAACGGCTAGTAGGGTCCACATTTTCGTGTTATATTGATAAGTATAAAAAAAGAACAAAAATATATAATTATATAAAACCGACATATATTTTCATAGCACTAATATTTAGCTTCATTATTTTTTTATCCTTGTAAAAATCTGAACCATTTGGGTTCTGTTTACTATGAATCGCGTCGATTTTTCCCAATAAGGTAGAGTTTTCATAAATTTTTTTCAGCACCATGCCTAGTGTCCATTTTGTTTCGGATGAATGGCTGAATTTATACATTTTTGGAGGACAATCTATAATCAAAGTTATTTCTCCGGCTGGTAATATAGCGCTTTTTACACCTCTCGTTAATTTTATGTCTTCCCAAAACTGCCCTAAACAAACAGGTTCCGGGATAATAACTATACATCTGCTATCTGTGGGAGGTCTTTCTCTCTCAATTTCCATTATTTGCCGCTATTATCGTAGTTAATTTGTTAAAATCTATAATCACCCATTCAGTGTTTCCGCCGTCTGTATCAGAAATGCGGTAATCTTTTAATTCATTTAATATTTTCTTTTCAAATTCATCCATATTTTTCGATATTACGAAATATACTATAATTGGATCTATTAAATATGTTCTATATCTGGACAATAATTTTCTTTGGCTTCCTGTATGTTTTCCAACTTTATATTCGTTTCTCTCTGATCTTTCTAAAGTAGTTATAACATATAGTCCGGTCATAACATCTTGTTTCTTATTATTTTTCATACAATTTTTACAAGTAGGATTTTCTTTTACTAATTCACGTTTATAGAAATTTTCAGACGCTTCTCCACATTTGCAACATGACTTTTGTGGTGAGCTTAGCGACCTGTTTTTCTTCTTGCAAGATTTACAAGTCGGAGATGGTTCCGCTAATTCATACTTGTAAAATTTTTCCAAACTAAGTACTTCTCCACATTCTTTACATTTTATCCCATTTTCTACCACCTCATCTTTAGTAGTCTTCTGACCCATTGTTTAGGATATTATATCCATCTTTCTAAAATGTTTGCCAATTAGTTCCGCTCACTGCTATAAGTCTAGTACTACCTCCTCCAGAACCAACTGAAATTGCGGTATTTGCCAATAACGCGTTGATAGTCTGTCCAGATGCCGGATATACATTTAACGAGTTGGCGCCATTATTTTTGACGACATAATTAGTTCCGGCACTTGCGCTAGGTAGGATGACACCAGATCCAACTGGAGTCGTGCTAACATTTGTAAAATATTTAGATATAAGATATGCAGTACCTTGCGTCGCGCCAGTAGCAGTGGCTGAAGGATCTACTCCTAATGTTAAATTAGTGCCGGCTGTAGCTGCCAAATTATCTAAAGCAGATGATACAGTAGTTGGTGGAGATAACCAATTTCCAGAAATAGCTGGTGTATAATTTATAATTTTATTAGTCAGGGTATCCGATGTATTTCGGCCTACCAGAGTATCACTAGCAGATGGTAATATCATTGTATTAGTTCCGGATGGTGTGTTGGATATAGTAGTTTTATTTAATCCGCTACCAAAGGCTAAACTACCAACACCACTGACATTTTGTGATACATCTATCGATACCCCACTATCTGAGAAAGATGTACCCGAAGTATTAGCGAACACTGGAATATCATACTGAGTAGTAGTCGCGGGGGTGGTACCGACATTTTGCCAAGTTGCTGTAGTAGAACTAGTAGCAATCAAACTACTACCTACTCCGGGAGACGCTGCTGTATTAACAATAACTGCTGCACCTGAACCACCAGATGTATTGAGACCATTAGCGTTGACATTATTAGTTATAGACGTTATAGTCTTGTTTGATAATGTGTCAGTAGTATTACGAGTAATCAGTGTATCGGATATATCTGGTACTGCTAAAGTACGCAATCCTGTAGGTGCCGCTACCAAAGTTGCTGAATTACCACCATTTGAAAAAGTAAGATTACCACCTGCTAGAGCCAAATTAGTCATGCTAGCATTACCTGTCATGCTCAAATTGGCCACTCCTCCCACATTTCCTGATCCATCCACTAATACGGTAGAATTTTTCAACACACTCCCTCCTATAGAATTCCACAAAGCAATAGCATTCACTGTTGAGGAAAAGGGACCCGTCAATGAAGAAGGAAGTGTTTGCCATCCTGCTAATGTTGAACTAGTTGCTGTTAATACTTGACCAGAACTAGGCGCTGCCGAAGTATCTACTCGTACTTGAGTTGAAGCCGAATTTAAGTAATTAGCAGCTATGTTATTAGTGGGACTGATTAAAGTTTTGTTTGTCAAATTATCTGTAGTTGACAAACCCAGAACACTATCGGTAGTATTTCGAAAAGTCCAAGTATGGATTCCCGAAGGAGTGTTAGCGAATGTAGTGGTATTACCCGGTCCATTGCTGTATGATACCTGACCACTAGCAGTTAAAACTATATCACCCCCTATCTGAGCATCTCCAGTAGTGGCTAATGTACCCACTCCTGAAACATCTCCTGAAACATCTATTATGACACTGGAATTTTTAATAAATTGCCCAGTAGTTCCATTCCAAAGTGCTACCGCGTCATTTGTGCTAATTCCAGGACCAGAAACGAAACCGGAACCCGAACCACCTCCTATTGGACCTAAAATAGTGCTCCAAGAGGAAGGTGTTGATTGTTTGTTTGATAATAACGATAAGGTGCTTCCAGCTGACATACTCACAACAAAAACGGAATCAGAATCCAAAATAGTTAGATCTGCTGGACCAAAATTTCGTAATGTAAGAGGAAATCCGTCTATAGTGTCTACGAGATCTGGTAAAGTTAAAGTAGCAGGGGATGTTATCTCTGCGTAAATTACATTATAAGTATCTGGAGGAACTGTGTAATTACTGCGAATAGTTTTAGCCGGATAATTTAAGGGCTTAGTAATTAGTGGCAAGAATGGGTTGGACATTTTGCTATATATTTAGAAATACAAAATATTCAAGATAAATGTATAATATTATCACCATTCAAATCTGTTATAACTACGTTACCACCATAAAATACTAAAACGTCGCTATCTGAAATTTTAGCCCAAACAGTGAATTTATTAAAAATATATTCATTGGCTTCATGGTGATTTTTGAAGGGATACGAAACTTCTTGCAAAATATTGAGATCTATCTTAGAAGGTAGTTCTTCCGCGTCTATATTTATATTCGAAGACGTAATATTTTTCATATCTACGAATGCTTCTTGCTGCAAATATCCGACGTTATTCTCGAATTTTAAAATGTCATAGTTGCCTAAATTAAGATAATATCTATATCCACGTAACTTCAAATATTTCAACGGCCAGATCGGATAATATTCTACTATCTTCACGCGAGAAAATTTAGTACCATTGAATATACACAATCCTGATTTATCTGTTTCAACTACGTCGCCCCTTTGAAATCCGGTTATTTTCCCAAGATGTTTTTTAGGTATATGACTTGGATGGAAATTAATGCTTCCTGGAGTTACGATTTTGTAAATGTAGTATAAATGATGATCTATATTATTTTCGCAACAGAAAGGACATTTTTCTATCATGTTGATTATTTCATCAGTCTTCTCCAAAGTCATAGCCGGATACCAAGGATATGTTAAATGCTCATAAATAGCTGATAACATAAAAATATCAATAATTCTGTGTCCGCATTTATACACATTAGAGTGATCCATACCCTCTTTATAGAATTTACTAGCTACATCGTCATAAAATTTCTCATATTCTTCATGGATATCATGAGAAATTGGAATTCCAGAAATATTACAATACCAAATATTACTGTCGGTGGCTGGTTCTTTTATTTTTATGGGATAATATTTGACAGCCCATTTAATAAACTTCTCTTCTTGACTTTCTCGCGAATTTAAATCTGATATATTCTGAATGTTATCAATCAACCCCTCAATTTGCTCATATTGATCCATGATTCTTCACAAATATATTTATGGAGAGTAACATGTTTACAACATGAATTTAGAAAAATTGATTATCTTTGTAGGTACACCTACAAAAAGAATACATTCACAAAGAACTTCATGATACATATATTCGACACAGATACATTTATGGAGAAAATAACTTCAGAAAATCCAATCAATATTGTATTTACTGGAGCACCTAGGGCGGGTAAAACTACCATGATCAAAAACATACTAAAACAATATGGATACGTTGGAATCGGACCATTCCACTCGTTAGTTGTAAAAACAAACATTGGGGTGTATAGAGTAAATTTATTCGATGAAGTATTTTGCTCTAAATTTGGTAAAAAACATATAGTGGTCGGCGTCGCATCGCATGATATGGTACATTTCAAGACTGCTGAATCCAAAGAATATACCCACACAATCTGCAGTTCGGGGCTATACTTGGGTTGTACACTGATTTTCCAGATTTGGAAGTCGAGGAGGTGGCTTTGTTGATTGAACGTAAAAGAAAACGCAATACGTATGCATTATATTTCGCGGAAAGGTCCAGTTCGTAATCGAGGCCAAAACGCTTGAAGAATGTGGGCGAAAACTAGTGGATAACTTCCAAAAAACTAAAAAGTTATTCAGTAGTATTGCACTGGAATCCCAGGAAGATGTTCACAAAACTTTCGAATTTGTGGGTTACGAAAACATATTTATGCATATTTCCAACCAATCGAACCCCGACTGGTTTTACCAAATGATTCCTGCTGAGGCGTATTTGTAAAAATACTAAATTATTTTTTGACACATTTTAAAAAAATTGAAACTCTTTGTGATTATAATCACAAAATACACATGGAAAAAATGAACTCAGAAAGTCCAATTAATATTGTGTTTACCGGCCCAGCCGGTATAGGCAAAACTTATGCAATCCGCACTATTTTGAAAGAATACGGATGTAACGGAAACGGGTTATTTCATCCATTGGTCGTTGAGACAGATAAAAAAACATATAGAGTAAATATATTTGACGAAATATTTCGTCCTGAATTTGGTGAAAAAAACATAAAAGCTGAGGTGTACGTATGTAATGACAAAAGACATCTCCGAGTTAGATTCGATAATTGCCACCGAGATATTTATCATTTATATGCAGGGGGATGGGTAGCATATTTGAAAACATCCTCAAAGAGTATGTCAGTGATCCGGACCTAAAGATCAAGAAGATAACCAGAATTATGGAATTAGTCGAAAATAAAACTAGTCCTGCGGACTTAGTTAAATGCAAAAAGCGAAATATGTATGTATTCATGTTTCGTAACGAAGTTCAATTCATGGTTGAAGCCGATACATTTGAAGGATGTGGAAGAAAATTAGCAGACAACTTTCAGAAAACAAAAGATCTCTTTGCGAGTTTCCGTTTGAAATCCGAAGAAGAAGTTCGCGAAACTTTTGGTATGAGATACGAGGACATATTCTTACGTGTTTCTAATCACCCAACATCCTACTGGTGTTTCCAGATGGTTCCAATAGGAGATATATTATAAGGCATAAAAAAATAAACTTATTTTTTTGCAATCCAATTGTTTGCAATACGCTCGAAATCTTTTTTGTTGTAGTTTTTATTTACTATTCCCTTGACACCAACTTTTTCCGATTCAGCATATGTAACTCTTACATTGACATACTCACCTTCTGATGAAATCTGTACGAAGTAAAAACCGGAAAGCTGTTTGAGCATTCAAATAGGGAAAAATATAGCAATAGTTAAAACCATCCCTTATATGGCCACGATTATCAATTTTATAGTAATAACAGCCGAAATTGCAAGAAAAGTTGAATTATTTTCTTCTTATCATAATGAATCTTAACATCGCAATTTCGGGACCTAAAGGGTGTGGTAAATCTTCTCTTTTGCGACAATTTGTTCGCAAATACATACAACAAGATGTACCAGATGATAATCTGACTATATGTTTGGAAACTAATCATGGAGGTGTTATAATAAATGTATACACGAACCCGATCCCGAGTCAGTTCAAAAAATTCGACGGCGGAATCATTTTATTCGATTCCAACAACGTCGAAGAAATAATGAACCATCCGGAATATTACGAGGCTTTCCAAAACAGGTGTGAACACACTATTTTATGCGCGACAAAGGTTCTGAAAAATAGAAAACAATCCGCATTAATAGAAATGCAAGGAGTATTGCGTATCAAAGATACTGAGGTAAATTACCATATGGTATCTGTGGACGAGAACTACAACACAAATCTACCATTTGTGGGGTTATTAAATCAAATATTCGAGGAAACTGTAATACTGAACATGTATTTTTGTTCAAAAAAAGAAACTACGTATGTTTACAGATTTTTAGAAAAAATTGGCATTTTACACAGAGTGCTTATGGTCGAAGCACTCAATATACTAGAATGTGTAAAACATGTTTTAGATAATTTTAGCAGATATCACTCCATGTTTGTTCACTTTAGAAAAATTACTGGATACCCGTATGATGATTACAATAGTTGTTGCCGAAAACTAATGGAAGCACCTGAATTGTTCTTTAATATACTACCTTTTGGGGTAGAGCGAGATGGAACCAGTTGGATGGTGGAAATTAGTACTAATTACTGAGTTCTGTTTTTTTTAATTCTTGGATTGGGTAAGAAATAGCTAATGATACTACTCATAAGACTAATGTATATAGTCCTTTCATCCGATTGAACTCCCAAAAACAATTTCGCTATACATAAGGAAATTACCATAAATGCTAAGGTGGTTTGTATACAAAATATTAGAATATGCCTATTGAAGTAGGTACATTTCCGTGATTCATCAGTTTGATTTTCTATGTCGCTCATGCTCTGTCAATATATTGGCGAAGAATATCGATAAAGAATTTGACAGAAAATATCAACAAAGAGAATATCAACAAAGAGAATATATTAACAGAGAAACAAAAATTGAAGTTCTTTGTAAGTATATCAATATATTCTTTATAGATACATCTATAAAGAAAAATGGAAGATGCTATTGTTACTGTTATTGAAGGAGGGATAGTGATATCCACTGCTTTTAGTTTCATAGTCATATTGATAAGTTTGCACACGGAAGTTAAATTATTGATATACATTCCGATCGTTGTCGCGTTTGGATTTATGTTGTCAGCCATAATTTATATAGCTTACATAGCTATACAGTGGGCAGGTCCATTCGGTTCGTTTGTTTTCATAATCATCACAGCATCTATATTATCCAGAATTAAGGTCCCAACTAAAATGTAAAGCCGGCGTTTCTTTTTTTCCCTATAAGGATTCTAAAGAAATAGATCCATATCTATCAATATGGATTCTATACCGAAAGAATTAGTACAATATATACTGGAATTTATTCCAGATAAAACTATATCATTATCCACCATATCTAAAGAATGGAGGCAATTATGTTGTAATATCAATCCTAATCTTAAAAGAATGAGGAGAATTAAGGAAATATTGGGAAATGTAGAGATTATAGACACAAATCTTCTAATTAAGGCGGCGGAGACAAATCGTGCGGAAAAAGCTATTAAATTGCGCAGAATGTTTAGTGAATATAAAAGTTGCAACATTCGTATTAATACCAATTCGGTAGAGATCAGATATGGATGTTCCGAAATAGACAATTCATATGAATCTTCGTTTTATTGTAATCTTTTTCTAAGAGATTGTTCATACGATATAACGATATGTATCGCCTTCTCTTCTATGCCGATGAGTTGTGTTTCCTGCAATAATATTGCGTATAACACATCTCAAGAAGAAATGCTTAAAATAATAGAAAATCTTAAAAAAAATGTATTTAGGGAAATTCAAACTAAGATTCGTGGACCTGGTATAATATACGCCAGTATGCTCAAAAGAGAAATAGACGCCTTATCGACACCGATTATCCATCAAATTAATAACAAAAATTGGTCAGTATATGGTATGTAAATCATCATTTTCTATCAACGAACCCTTGTTATATTTTTGCATGATGTATTTAAAAATATCGTCCGTATCGCTACAAATGAATGCGATACCACATCCTTTGAAGCTAACATATTTTCTTATTTCATAACATTCTGCTGGCAATACTCTAGAAACGGGAGGTTGTAAAGATTCAGTACCAACACCCATAGATTTTAATTCAACCACTATTTGGCGATAAGCATTGTCATTTTTATTATCTGTCTCTCTCACAGTTGTGTCCAATGCTTTATATTCTGGGAGAATATCCCCTCTTTCTTGTTGAGTGTGAGGAATCCCTACTTTTTCAGCGAAATCTATCTTTTCTAGTAAGGATAACAATTTTTCGTAAACTACTCGATCATCATATCTAGTAGTTGCCCTAACATGCAATTCTCGTGTTCCAGGATTTATTCGGATAATATTGCAATCTCTACCGGGAAACAAACCTATGCAACGCCTATTGAGGCTTGTATATTGCTCACGAGAATGGATCTCTAAGACGAGGTCGCTAAAGTGTTCATCGAAGATGCTTTGTACGTCTTCCATTATTAATTTGCTTAGGGATATCTTTTTATAATAATTTACAAAATTTGAAGTTTCCCTTGCGAATATAATGACGATAGCTCCAATAATCAAAATCAAAGAAAAAAAGATAATCATACTCGCCTATCAAGAGTATTTTTGCTTCATGGCGGAAGCTATAGGCGCTACCGTGAGGGAAGTTTATTTGAAAGGAGATTTTCAGCGATATTCGCAGCCCGGTTTTCCAACCTACTATAAAATCATTATATACTTGGAATAGCGAAAAAAAATCTAATTATTCTTTAGATTCTTGTTTATTTTTTTTGGAGCGGTTGGTACCCAGGCCTCGTCTTCATTGATGGAAATTCCTTTCATACCACTTTCGAGATCTCCTAAGATCGTCCCTCGTCGCTCTTCCGATAACTCGATGAAAGGGGGTTCCTCTTCCGGTCTCACGTCGTCGGTTTTTTTAGTGTTCATTTGGTATAATTACTTCATAAAAATCAAATTTTACCTTTTTTCACAACAAAAAATTTGATTTTATTATTTCCAACATACCATGAATATTCCAGAGCAGTGCTACTTCTGCGGATTAGAGGAAGGTTCAAAGTGCAAAGTAGTTAGCAGAAATTATATTTACACATACCACATAGAATGTGGAGGTAAATTCCCAGACCTCGGATGTATATGCGGGCAAGCGAGTGTAGGAATCCATGCTATTACAGTAGGCGCGTGTAAATATATAATATGTGGAGAAGAATGTTATGACTATCTCTGCGATTCCCTGAAAAAGATGGAACATCCTAAATGCGAAACATCACCTCAACCACGTAACGAGCATCCCGAAATAGAATGTGATGTGTGTGAAAAAAGAGGAGGAACATGCATAACGATCCACTATTCCGAGTCCTCCGGTAAGAAGGTGTTAACCACTATATGTAGCGAGTGTAGCTTCGCGGCTTATGTACATTGCTACAAATGCGTTAAATTATGTCCAAAAAAAGCAGTTCCGTTAACTAGAGGCAGACAGAAATTCATATATTGTTCTCGAGAATGTATTGAAAACTAACCACTACAATTTACCATACGCCAGATAAGCGTAGTCGAAACATTTTCCGTCTTTCGAGATAAATGTTATATCTTTTACTCTGGTTCCGCTTATAAACATATTGCTCATATATTGACATATATTGCTCTTTTTTTCTACCATTTTACAATGTAAACGTCTCCATGAAGTACCAAATTCATCTTTCACTTTAATAAAGCTCAATTTCCTGTCGGATCTTTTTTCCCACCCGTCTGGATAGAACAATAAATCGTAACAGTTATATCCTTTTCTTTCACCCAATATAGAAAGTACAGAATACTCGCTGCTTATCAATGAAATTGCATAATTGTTTTCCCCGCAAGTTTTTGGTAATTTGCTGTAAATGGTACTACTGAGAATACACACTTCCATTAGATCGTCGTATTTATCGTAGCCATATGCAACGGATACAATAATTGCCACTAAGAATACTTTAAACATCATTCTTTTATAAATCTGTGAAGAAATTCATTTTTCTCTTCTTTGCGAAAAAAAGAGTATATAAAATCATCCCGACCAACTAGACAAATCCACCTCTAAACATTTACGAGATTTATATTTATTTTTTTCCATCATTTTACGAAAACCTTCCAAAGTCAAGTAAAGAACGGCTCCTTCGCTAATAGTTGCATTACTTCTTAAATCGGCAATCTCATCCAAGAAATCCTTCTCTGTTTTGACAAGCCCGTACTTTAAATCGATGTCTACTTCGAAACCATATTCTGTCGCATAGTAGCACTTCTCCTCTGTGGTGCAATAATAAAGCTTTCTGAATCTACTAAGCCACATGGTAGAGTATACTTGCACCACACAACTCGCTTTTACGTCGTAGTAAGTACCGTGGATTAATAACGTTCTGCCAAAATTGAGAACTTCTTCGGCAATTCCTATAGCAGCGCATCTGATCAACGCATTAGGATATCCCAGATCCAATAACCCAATCCAGTAAGCAGAATCGACATGAGATGCCTCTTCCTTTTCTTGGTAGTATTTAAGCAACTGCCCTGTATACATTTCTCTTCGTAAACTTGTTTACGAAGATGTATCTACGGAGAATTGCGAAGAATATATTTGTAAAGAATAATTCAGTTTTTCGTAAAAATTTGATTGTTTTCTACTCTTTGTGATTCTCCGTAAATTCTTTATGGATACATCCATAAAGGAAATGGATTCTCTACCATTAGAACTGAAGGAAAAGATTTTTACCACTTTTGAAGTATTTGAAATCAAGGACATATCAACTTTGCAACTAATAAGCAAAGAAACTTATAACATCTGCAGCACAGATCGTTTCTGGAGAGTTATTCTTCAGAAGAAATACCTCGTCATCGCTCGCAAAAATTACCGAAAAAAAGTCATGAAAAACCACTCGATCAGCGTAATTAAAGATTGTAGTGAGAATCAATTATCGCGTCAAGTCGACGTCCTCTTGGATTTAGTTGGCGTTCCGAAAATAATGGAGTGGATTCGACGAGCGATTTCCACAGTATCCGCCAACATCAGTGATGTTTCGGAACAATACGATGATGTCAAACGCATAGAACTACGGATATTTGAACTCTTGACCGAAAAAATCATGGTATCAAAAAAATTCGATGATATGGAGGAAATGATCAGGATCGACAGGATTTATAATCGCTGTGGCCTGATTGGGTTTGTTTTCAACACATTAGTATCCAAAGGAGATCTCGATATGTGGAAATGGTTCCTCGAACGTGATGGATTCTCGATCCTGTGCGATTTACGTCGACTTGTCGGAATGTGGAATGACATTGTACCTAGTTGTGAGTGGTATGATCTTTTCATAGATTTCTTAAAAAAGAACAAAGAAAAAATACTATCCGAAGTATTTTGCGTAATATCTCTGCACCTATTTGATGATCCTGAAGAACTTGCAAAATTCGAGAGATTTATGGAATCTTTGTAAAAAAATCAGACAATCCACTCACTTCGCAGGTCTTCGTAGTATTTGAGTCTGTATTTTTTTTCTATTATTTTTTGAATCGCTCGAGTGCCTTTGTGGCAAAATACGGTCAGCCTTACATATGTATTATCCAATTTCATGTTGACTACGTATCCTGCGTCCGGCTCCACGCGTAGGTCCCATGCTTCGAATTTTTGATACAAATGCGACAGATTGCCTTTGTGGATGCTTTCCTCGATGAAAATTGTGATGTCCATTTTATATTCTAATGAATTTCTATACTTGCATAAGCGATGGAATCCCTTAAAAAAGAAAACGCTTGCAAATTTTGCAATGAACTAGTAAGCGAGGAAGATTTTATAGATTTTAACCAATGTTATTACCACAGACAGTGTTTTGAGAAACTGCCAGAAAATTGGCACGAAGTGTACTGCATGTGTGGGAAAATCAACACTAGCGGTGAGCAATTCGTGATTCGTGAGGAAAACTACGTAAACGTGCATTGTAGTAAAAAATGTAGAAAAATTTACAAAAAAAGTACTATAAGGGATATTTGCTCGGTTTGCGGAAACACCAACAAAAAATTGAAGTATTGCGGTAGATGCCATAATAAAAAATATTGTAGCCCTGAATGTCAAAAGAAAGATTGGCCTTCCCATAAACTAGTTTGCAAAAAGAATTTCATAGACAAAATAACCACCAAAGAAAGATGTTTCATTTGCAACGAATTAATGGAAGATGAGGACAGAGTAATTTTGTCGTATATTGACGAGAGTAAGGAACATCGTAAAGTCGTTGTATGCCACAATAAAGAAAGGAAATGTAAGCCGAGCGGTATAGTATATTGTATCTACTGCGAAGCCCGCTGCAGAAGAAAAATAATACAATTAGACGAACCTTTCGCGAATATTTGTTGTACTGAAAAATGTTCTAGGAAACTTTCAGAAAAATATCCAGTTGTTAAACAAACGATCAACCTCGACGACCCGCGTTACAGAACATTCGACCTTCCAGAAGGTATGGTTCGTATACCGTTGAAGCAACTTTGAGAGAAAAAAATGATTTTTTTTTATATATTTATAAGGACATGTCGAAAGGGGCTATTGTCAGAGGTCATTATACTAAAAATAACGAAGATCCAATCCCAGTTATCCTGGTCATTTATGACAAGAGGGAATTCCGCAACATGTTGATATCCAAATTAGGGGAATTGACGGGAGAGACTATTAACAAAAATAAGGTCGTTATTAGAAATTTTCCAAAAGGTGAGCGAATAGCTCCGGGAGTTCCCGAAAAGATGAAAACTCTTGTTTACTACAAAAACGGAGACCAACATGTGTTAAAACTGACCACTAAAGCATCGGGAAAATAATACTTGAGATTGTTTTTTATTGTTTTTTTGCTAAAATTGATAAGCTCCGTAGATATATTCTTCGTAATTCTCCGTAGATATATTCTTCGTAAACTTGTTTACGAAAAAAATGGATTTCGACCCTTCTCTTTGGAAACAATTACCTTACGAAATAGGTGGAATAATATTAGAACAACTATGTTTGGTTAGATTACATGATTTATTTAAAAAGAACTCTTACGAAGAAATACCATATCTGCTAAGAAGATATGGATGCATAATATCTGGTTCGATTATAATACAATGTTTATTAGGAGAAGAATATGATGGTACGGATATTGACATATATATGAGATATGTTTGTCGTATGACTAGAGCGTTGCGTTCTATCCATGCTAAAGAATCGTATATAAATGAAATGAAAAACATCCCTCATGTAAAAATGATAGAAGATACAGAATATGAAAATTATCCCAATCATTGGAAAATTCACATAGACGGATATTTCGCGGGAATAGTTGATGATAAACATAAAGAAATTATTTACAATAGATGCGGGATAAATAGAAATATTGTATTAAATAAAGATATTGGGATAATGTCAATACACACCGCGGACAGTTTATATACTTTACAAGATGCAATACAATTCATAGAAGAGAGATTATATGAACTGTTCATAGCCACACATGATAAGGCTGCTTCCTATTCATTCACAGGATATGATCGTTTATGCCGTGATGACATAGCATATGCTAGGGTTCTCAAACCAGAAAACAAATTGAAAATAAACACTATATGCTTAAAAACCAATAATTTGCAAGAATGGGTAGAGCAGCAATTTGATTCCGAAACGTGCACTATCAGTTACGACGGAGCGAACCTATCAAAAAACTTTCATCATCTATATGGAAGGATATTCCGCAGGTACATGACTTTCCGCATAGATGAAAAATGGAAAAAACTTGGGGATCGGGCATATGTGAAAAATACAAGCAACTACGCAATCGAAGGAAAGGTAGCCTCAATCCAGTAAAAATAAAATTACTAAATTGCTGTGATAGGATTAAAAAATACAAAGCTAGGGGATTTAAAATCAAAGTTGAATATATTTGATCCTCCGGAATTATTTTTTTTCGCCGCTAGATGTGCCAAATTATTATATAAATATATATCTATTGATATGTATATGCATATATAGATAATACAAAGCCTTATAGTTCAAGGGCAGAACGGTGTGCTTATAACGCACTAATCTGGGTTCGAGTCCCAGTAGGGCTATCTTATTTTTTTGATTTGTAAAAGTTGAAATTTCCCCCGCGAATACATAATTTTCATAAACTTGTTTATGAAAAGATCGTGAAGAATCAAGAAAAAAATGGATCTCGCTCCACAAGAACAAAAAGACTTTTTAGAACGGTGTTTGCTAGAGATGGCCGATATCTTTGCGGAAGTTTCAGCATTGGAAATTTTGGAGGAGAATGTGGAAGATGATCACTCAACAGGCTTTATTTCATAACCTGACTTTATCAAATTATCATGTACTTCTACGAAAGTTTTTTCGTGGAAAACAAGAAGTGCTCTCAACTTATTTTTTTCTCTAAAGATCTCAAAGACGCGGATAGGCCCTGATACTCCAAATTCGGTAGTCTCAACATAATAGTAACAGGGATCGTCCTCTCTGAAATAGGCCAACTTAGAGGAAAGTTTTTCGGTATCCGGCAATCCGTAGTAGTAACCCATGGTATAATTTAAGAAAAAATATTCATTTTTTTATAAAAACTATCCTTAATATCTCTAACTAATCTGTTATGTGCGGCATTTGGTTGTTTAACTGGTTCATCTGTTATTAACACTCCTTCTTTTTTTGTAACAAACGTTTTGCATTCATCGCAACCTTCACATCTCGTCTCATCTGTCCATCCATCATATATTTGATGATAATCTACAATTACATCAGGATGTGTTACCATGTAGGTGTAATGGTGATATCCATATGCTTCTGCCATTTTATGTATTACCGCTCTCTGGGCTGAATTAGCGGCCTTGATAGACGTCCATCGTAATATTCTAATATTATATTTTGGCTCGTAACGCGAAATGATTTCATAGTAAACTTTTGGATCGGATTTAGGGAATTTTTCTAACTCAGCTATTACTTCTAAATAAAAAGAATGAGGCAATACTGGGTGTGTGTAGGAATCACTACAATACAGGCAGTTTCCACGAACTTGTCCACATCTATGACATTTTCGCGCATCAGGAACTGTAAACTTTATTTTTGATTTTAATGTTCTGTTCAGATCGCTCAATATTACTTCTCCTATTCTCTTAGATATAATCACATATGGCCAAAATTTACTTCTAGTTGTATTAACCCAACCCCATTCACCACGAGGATATCTTTTCCTAATTCCGGCTTTTATGGATTCAGGAAGATCATCTATCTTAGCTAATTCGCGACAATTCGTTCTATCAGAAATAACATAATCAAATATGTACAATATCATCTCATCTGGGAGAGCCTCCAACATTTTGTATTTTCTGTGAATACATATTAACACATGAAAAGTTTAAAAAATGATTATATTCGTAAATATATTTACGAAAAGAATACATTTGCAGGAAAAGTATGGAAAGTACTATTATACTGGAACCTTATGAAAGATACGAGCATAGAGAAGAAGGAAGACTCAAAAAGGTAGAGTACTACGATCGTAATATGCAACTTCGTCAAGCATCGGAGCTTTTGGTTGATGAAACATCTAAAGAGTATATTATTAACGTGGTTTTTAGAGAAAACCTTGTAAAATTTGTCAGTATAAACAGAGGCAATGGCGCCGTTGAATCTATGTCATTTTACAAATCTGGTGTGATGAGTCGTCATTCCAATTTTCGTTATCCTGGCGGTCCAGGAACAAAAACTGGATATATAGTTTATTTTTATGAAGACGGGAGTATTAAAGAAGAATTCGCCCATAATTACGGACATATAACTTTACATCAAACGTATGAAAAAGGTAGTTTTGTTTAATTTTTTTATAAAAATATATAGTAGAAATACTATTCATAAATAAATTTATGAATGATGGATATAATCAAAAAGTGGTTGAGCGAGAACGAAAATTACGACTTCGATCCACAGTCGGCGAATTTAGTGCCTCTCAAAGAAACGCGTGGGAAATTATATATTAGTGGTATGCATGGATACGCTAGTTCAGACGATTTCGATGTTGTGATATCTATGACTATGGTTCCGTACGAAATAAGCAAGGAACATTATTCTTTTGTAATTCGTGATGAAATTTCAAGCGCTGAAAAACTAAAGGAGATACTTCCAGAAATAGACCAGATAATAGTAAAAAGTTTACAAAATGGTAAAAAAGTGTTGGTACATTGCGCTGAAGGAATGTCCCGTTCAGCAACGGTTGTATTATATCACCTGATCAATAATTATGACAAACCTAAACTATTCGAAGCTGTTAAGCATTTGCATAAATCAAGGCCAATAATATATCCAAACGACGGTTTTCTTTCCATGTTATACGCAATTTGAATATTCTATAATTTTCTCTCCATTAGAATAATAACCAGATAATTCAATTATCGTTAGTTATGTATCTCTAGATTGCACAAAAAGTTGAATATCTCTTTCGTAAGTATATCTTTCCGTGAATTCCTTCGTAGTCTCCGTGAATATCTTTTTCGTAAACTCTCCGTGAATTCCTTCGTAGATACATCTACGAAGACCATGGAGCACGCAAGAGTTATGTACAACAGAGAAATCGCTACTGCTGTGGATATAAATACCGGAATGATGATGGAAGCAACGGCCTGTATCAATTATGTTGTAATCGGTGATAAAAAAGTATGGATACCAGATGAAATGATAGAGGAAATCTCTGACGAGATGAGCGAATGGGACATAATTTATTTGTTGGAAAAGAAACGGAAAATGAAAATATATCTAAGTGTGGAAAATAACATCTTCGCGTCGTCAGAAATTGGAAGAAAACAGCACGAGTGTGAAAAATACAGGATAAATTGTTATGAAGATTTAGAAAACGACCATGATTATAATGCATATATTGTCATGTTTCGGACCAATCGTCGAGTAAGTCAAATATTCATAGGTGTTAAACGAAACCTTTGTGGCGCGAAAAGAATAGCTATGAAAATATTCGCGGAACTTAGATCTCGGGAGGGAAATTTATTAACAGAAGATGAAAAAAACAAAGTGTATTCAACAAGACTATATACAATTATTATAATATATAATTCTATTCGAAAAAGTTGAAAATCTTTTTTTTATACTTTTCGTGATATTCCTTCGTACTTTTCGCAATATTCCTTTATAAACTCTCCGTGAATATCTTTTCGTGGTCTCCGTGAATACATTCACGGAAAAAATGGAAAATAAGAGAGTTATAGATCGTAGAGAAATTGTTACCGTTACGGATTCGGATACTGGCATTTGGTTAGAAGAAACAGTCATCAACAGTTATGTTGTAATTGGTAGTAAAAAGATATGGGTACCGCCTGAAATAGCTGAAGAAATTTCTGATGAGATGAGTAAATGGGATATAATTTATACATTGGAAAAGGAACGAAAAATGAAAATGTATCTAAACGATAAAGATAAAATAGTCCTATTCGGGACCAGAGGAGATCGACACGAATGTACAAAATACCAAATAAATTGTTATGAAGATCTAAAAAGTGCTGATGATTATAATATGTACATTATTATGTTTCAAACCAATGATAAAGCGAGTCAAATATTCATAGGCACTAAACAAAGTTACGATGAGGCGAAAAAAATAGCCGAAAATGTGCTTGAAAAACTTGATTGTAGAAAGGGGAACTTATTAACGAAAAACGAAATAAAGAAGGTGCGTTCAGGAAATTACCGCAGAGCTATTATGGCTATAATATATGATAAGGCTATATACGATTATTACAAAATATAATCTTTTTTGTTTGAAAAAGTTGAATATCTCTTTTCGTTAATTCCTTCGTAAACTTTCCGTAATATTCCTTCGTAGTCTCCGTGAATACATTCACGGAAAAAATGGACACCATCCCCAAGGAATTAACGCTCATGATATTTGAATACGCTGGAGACGAATCTCTGTATCCACTTAAGTTTACGTGTAAGTGGATAAGAAATCTTTGTGCCAAAAAATTAAACAAGACGGAATATTTCACATTGTTAGCAGCTAATAAATATTTCAATATATTAGGATGGCTTCTGGATAGTGGTTGTCTACCAGATCTATATTTGGCTAAAGAATTATTTCTATCTGCTATTCCAGATTTCAACGTTGATATTATGAAGAAAATTCTTGAAATATACGGAAACGATATAGATTATGTGGGACAGTTTACCACAAGAAAAACTGTGTTATGTAAGAGACTCGATGTATTGATTTGGTTAGTCGAACACAAATTCCGTATGGAACATGATGAATATACATTGGCGGGAGAATTAGGATTAGACGAAATAAGAGATTGGATGGTAAATTATTGGATAGATCATTTCGACGAAGTTCCCGCGAGCATGAAATGGATCATAAGAAAAAAGAGAGCGGAAAGGTTAGAATAAAAAGTTGATTTTATTTTTTCTTTATAGATAATGGATAAGTACTTTACTCTAATAGAGGATATTCCTGAGGAAGATCTTAGGAGACCCGCAGATGAGATAGAAAACATCGCAAGAAGTCTCTCTACAGGAAATTCTACTTCTCCTAAAACATATTTGGATAAAACCGAAAAAATAGAAGAAAACGATCTGAAAAAAGCCTTTGCAAAAAGAACACATGTGAAATTCGAAGACATGGAAGAAGACATTTATCCTAAATGGAGACCGGTAAATTTATCTGATTTTCCTAGTGGCTTTCTCTTCGACTTTCCGGACCAACAAAACGAAAGAGCAAAACTTATAATACAAAAAGGATATTCTACTCTAGCTGGACAAGCATTAAAAGACGCATCCGAAACTGACGATGTTCAAGATTCAACTATGAGTGATCTCACCATTGAGACAGAAAAAGAATCTATTGACATCTTAACAAGAAACTTCGAGCGTTTCATTGAATCGATATTAAATAATAACCCTAAGATATCTTCAGAAGATTTAAAGGAAACAATGAAAAAATTGTTTCCTAGTATGGCGAATACCGACTTCTTCAAAAGAACCGCGCTAATGATGTGTGATATAGAACACTGTAGGAGAAAATTGGAAAACGGTTCCATCTGATTCGATCAGATTATTTTTTTATATAACTACGTAGATGAGAAGACTTGGCTGAATATCTTCGTACTAGTACGAAAAATACGGAGAAAAATGATTCGTGTTTTTTATCAATATAATGAACATCCCTGACGAATTGTGGACCGAATTAATATTTCCCGAAGTGGGTGATTGTATTTTTTTCATCAATATATTGATGAATGGTGTAAAAAAACGCAAAATGCGAAAACCGCAAATCGGCGAGAGAATACATACACTCGGCTATAAGGTATAGTAATCTTGTTATAATCGATGCCATTCTAAGCAAATTGGGTGAAGCTAAAATAATGTTTCTTGGAATTGGAATTTGCAACGAATTAGCCACTGCAGCGATAAAGTTCGAAAAAATTCAAGTTTTGAAGTTAATCAGTAATCGTCGCCCAGGATTTTTTCACACCTGTCGCATCAAGAAATGGATTTGCAGAAATTATTGTGATCGCTATTACGAAGAAATATTAGAAAATATATAAAATAATCACACTTTGTTTTTTTCAGCACGCTTTTTGTTTGAGTTCTCTGTTTAGAAAAAATAATATTTATAGTTCTTCGCAAATATTTACGACGCGCGTTTTTTGATCGCGTTATTCACTCTGGACTTAACATAGAATAAATACTGCTTCATTTTTGCAACGAATTCCTTCGGAAACCCGCTAGTTTCTAAAGTTTTCTCAATGCTATCCACACTCTCTTTAAATTCGTTAACTCTGACACGTATTTCCGAAAGGTCGAGATCATCACGGAGAATAATTCTGTGTTCAGCAGCGTCTCTTATTTCCAATATCCTGAGTTTAACTTTTTGCTCCAATAGTGTTTTTTTAACTCTCTCGGATACTTCTTCTATTTTTTTTCTCAAATCCCCAATCGGTAAATCTTTGGTGTCGAGTTTGGCCAACTTTTTCTTCATTTTTTTGATCTTGCTAAGATATTCTTTACAATCACTTATTATTTCGTGTATAGATCCACCTCCTTTCGTAAATGAATTTACGAGAATCACAGATTCCGAATCGATTTTCAAGATCTTTCGATACATACTAGTACAACATAGGGTAGTATTCAAACGCTTCAAACGCTCAATGCTAAACTTCTTTCTGCCGCATAACAGCGCGCTGTTAGGTTGTTGATCTAATATATCTTTCAAAGTTGTGCGCTTTACAGGATGCAGAAAATCACCTTTCCTTCGAAATAGCGCAATATTAATTAATTCAGAGCATCTATCAAGATCAAATATATCTCCGTCCCAATCTATTTCAGATAAATTATAATCTATTTCGATCTCATAATACAGGGGTGTGAGAGAAGCAGATCCTCCGATATGAGCTGCGAAATAACTTTTAGCATATCGCATAGCTACCGAAACCATCAATTTCGTTGCTTCTTCTGCGCGAGGGTTTCGCACCTTTTGAGCTTTACCACAAAACCAAGCTACCGGTTCCAATTTAACATTAGGGGTCATGTCGAAAGGTCGTCTCACCTCTTTGGCATTCTTGGGTTCACTCACTGATATATTGAAGAGTTTTTGCAAACTGCATTTTATTTTCTTTTTAGTTCCTACTGTTTTTTCTCGCTCTCTTTCGATAGCTTCGCGTACTCTCTTTTCAGAAAGACCCAATTCTTCTCTGATCATGCGTTGAGCTTCAGGATTTCCACTAGTAGCGCCGGTGAACCGTCTTCGTAATGAATCAATGGTTTCTAGTAAACGCTCACCTTCGCAAATCAACATGAATCCTTCCAGGCCGCTCTCGAATTTTATGAACTCTTGAACTACCAATGATCTAATCTTAACGATAGCAATTTTGGCTTTTTGTGTGTTGATTCGCGTTTTGATCTTTGCAGCTACATCTCGCAGGTATCCTGTATACTCTTCTTTTTTCTTTACATCGCAAGTATCCACGGTTTCAAACTTAGCAATGATATTGTCTATCTGAAATAGCGCATCTTCACCGGCTTCTATTATATTTTTTGTGATTTTTTCGTATTCTACCCATATAGAGTTGGCTTCCATACCTCCTACGATATAGGCAAAGTACAAATTTAATGAATCTATTTTTTTGGCCTTGAATTGAGCTTCATAGGCGTATTTCAATTCTACTGGTATCACACCCGATAGATTGTTCAATATATCTTTGAAATCAATGGATATCTTCTCCTCGTTATCGGCGATTATATCGACAGAAGTCCATACTACATATGGACCATAGTACAAAGTGTTTTTGTAATTGTCTTCGAATTTATCATGTATGACAGTCGACAACTTTTTCGGCTCACGTGAAAACTTCTTTTTAATTTCAGCGGCATTTTTCTCGACATAAAGATCGACACACCTTCCGACTATGGAACGCATGTGTGCTTTAGCACGCGAAAACTTAGTTTCTGGAGTTTTCTCTATGATTTTTTCCCTAGTAAGACGACACATAACTCTATTAATCGTTGCTATGTATTCGTCTTTTTCAAGAAAGTCCTTCTTATTATTGGCTATCAAGTCGCGAATTTTTTGCAAACTCTCTAGATCAGATGCCAATATCTTTTGGTCAGCGTATACGAAAACACCTTTTGGTTTTTCCATGTTCCCGTATTTTTTGGCAATCTCATCTACACAATCGTACCCACAATAGATGCGCTCTAATTCTCTAGCAGAACGAATATAAGAATAACAGATTTCGAATTCTTTACATTCATGTGCGAAAATCAACTCGTGTCCGACACCACGTAAACAATCTTGTTTTTTGATGACCAAATCGCCTGCGCGATTGTTCATATAGTGTTCGATATCAGTCAAACCAACAATGATTTTATCTAAAGTTGGTCGATCCACCTCAGTAAAATTTATTGTATGGCTTTTGGTGTTGAAACACTCTCTCATTTCTCCTACGAAATAATTCAATCGCAGTCGCATATCATGAATAATTTCATCATCATGTTCTCGAATTTCACGCTCCCGTTCTTTGCGAGCAGCATGACGCGCGTTTGATTCTCTTTCCGCTGCGGCGTGAGTATTTTCACCACTCTGATAGTTGCAGTTAGCGCTCGCGCGGGGCAAGTTGGGTAAACTATAGTCAGAATAACCTTTAGGCCCATTTCTGGGATGTCTACATCTACCTGGGCAAACGTAACGCTGAAGTTCCTCATCCCAAGTATAGATATCAGACGAAAAAGCACACTTGATGTTCATTTTTTTATGAAACGCAATAAAACTTTTTAACAATTCAAATTTTTCTATATAGTATATTTCTTTGCGAATTTTGTAAAGAAATTGATTTTCCATATTGTATTATGATCTTCATAGATAATTTGTGAAGAATTTACGAAAAAAACATGAACGCTCCTGATTTTTCGGAAACACCAGTGATTGCTAACAATCAATCCACTTTTCTGCCCGAACTGCCAGAAAGTTTGAGACAATTAGTATTCACTGAAGAACTGCCAGAAAGTTTGAGACAATTAGTATTCACTGAAAGTAGACTGACTCTCCCATCTGAAATTCGTGAGTTTTCCCAGCTATATGACGACGATGATGAGCAGCCGACAAGTAGTTCGAAAGCAAACTAGTGTTCTTTTGATGTTTGGATTTTTTGACACGCCGGAAACAATTCCTTTTTTGGGCTTTCCACAAAAATATATATCTCCAAATCAACCAATAGCGCCGAGTCTTTCCCAATCATCAAAAATAATAATTCCTTCATATCGTTTTCGTCAAAAATTATAGCAAACCGCTTATCGGTATTTTTAAATATTTCTGATGATAGTATTGCTTTTTGCCTGTTCACAATTCTGTCAAGTAATTCTTCAAATTGATCAACAAAACTATATATATTTATCTTCAAGTGTGGTAAATCATATATACATATCTCTGGCGCATATCGCTCCCATCTTTTTCTAAATCTTGTAAACACTAAGCCTGTAGGTATTTCATTGTCTTGCATCATCTGCGAATATATTCACAGATACACAAATATATTCGCAGATACACAAAGAGATGATAAATGTATATATACATATCATTTTTTTAAAAAAATTGATTGTAGTAATATTTATAAAAAGATGAACAAAGAACTATCGGAAACTATACTTTCAACGAAATACGTTCAAGTACAGAATGATAAATTTATATCCGATTTGGGGTTGGACGCGGAAATATATGAATTAATAGTGGCGCCGCCAGAAGCGATAAAAAAAGGAGTGAGCGGGGTGCCATATATTAAAACCAAATCAACGAACGACGAGGAATTATGGATGTGCAAAAATTGTAGAACTTATCATGTTCTTCTAGAAGAAGAACGAGTGGATCTTATATACCGTCATCGAACATATGGAGTCGTGGATTCTATGTGCAAGAAAACATTCGAACCACAACATATTGCCGGAGGATGCGTGGTTTGCGGCGAACAGGCTAATGTGAGCTTTACTTTCAGTGTCAATATGGTGTGTCTGAATAGTTTCCGTTATTCTTTGCATTGTTCTGAAGAATGCATGAAAAGTTTACGCAAAAGAAACAAAAAATACAACCCAAATTTTTCGCTTATATGTGCATTTTGCGGCGATGTTGAGAAAAAAAAACAGCTCTGTGGCAGATGTAAAAGTGCCGCTTATTGTTCTAGAGAATGTCAAAAAAAAGACTGGAAAGCGCACAAAGAAAATTGTGTCGAACAAATCTAGCCTTCCGATAAGGAATTGATATCTTTTTTATGTGTGCGCTATTCTTAAAAATTGATTGTAATATTTTTATAAAAAGATGAGCAAAAAATTATCGGAAATTATATTTTCGTCGGATTACAGATGGAGTAGCAGTCTATTTGTATCTGAAATAGGATTAGATCCAGAATTATACGAAGTATTCAAGACTCCACAAGAAGTGTTAGAAGCGGGTGGAGCAGCTGATGCTATCATATGCACCAAAAAAACAGATAATTCATGGATGTGTAAGAATTGTAAAATTTATCATACTTTGGGAGAACCTAGAGTAGATTACGTTTACCATTATAAAACTTACGGAATGGTGGATTCTATATGCAGAAAATCAACAGAAGCGATAAAAATAATAGGGGATTGTGTGATTTGCAACGGACCAATAAATGACGATTTTGCTTTTTGTTTTGATTTGATAAACCAAAATGCTACAGTCATAGTATTACATTGCTCCGAGAGATGTAAGGATGCCACTTACCAACATCATAAACTCGATCCCACTCGTGGAACTAGATGTGGCTTTTGCGGCGATATTGAAAAGAAGAAAAAACGCTGCGGTGGATGTAAGAAAGTTTATTATTGTTCCAGAGAATGCCAATCAGCCGACTGGAAAGTCCACAAAGCAAATTGCACTTACATAGGTAAATAAAAAAAATGAATATCTTTTTTTCAGTATACACCATGACTTTGCGATTTGAGGAACAACTGACCTTGCCGAAACTTGGTAATGCAGAGTACCTTGATTTTATGCAAATATGCAAGAAAATATTTGATATGGAACCAAAATACGCTACCATAGAGTACAAAATTCCGGATATCGGAACTACTTATGGTGAAATGAACGGAAAAAAGATAACCACTGTCATTATTACAATCTTGGTGGATGGTATCCCCAAAACATTAACTGTAGATAAAAAAGGGTTGCATGCGGATGATGAATTTAAGATATCTTGGAGTAGATATAATGGACTTCAAAGATTGCTTTCTATAGGGGCGATTTACTAAATCATTGCTCATTTTTTTATTTTCTTGAATATAGAAAAAATGAATTATTGTACAAACATATATGCTCTTACTATGGACTGCGGAATGATCGAGAACTCAAGAGTCGGTGAATACTTTGCCTGTAATTACCAAGGCTTAATGTTCTTGCCTACTCTGGCAGAAAATCTTAAAACTCTAGGTTGCTGTGATAATTTATTAAGATCTATACATAACTTACCAAGAGAATTAGAATTTTTAGACTGCAGCCGAAATCCTTTAGAGGAGTTGCATTTACCAAAATCTTTAAAAAACTTAAAGTGTGATAACGTCAGGATCGCGTCGTTACCCAAACTTCCGGAAAGTTTATTTGAATTAAGCTATAATTTCAACGGATTGATAAACTTAACGTATCTACCACAAAATCTGAGAAAACTACGTATTTCTCACAACAAAATACGCGTTATACAAAATTTACCAAATTCTTTGGAAGAATTGTATTGCGATTTCAATCCGGGGATGGTTTTGATAAATCTTCCAAGTAAATTAGAAGTTCTGAGATGTACTGATTGCGAGATGACTTCGTTACCAAAATTACCTCAAACTTTGAGGAATTTAGATTGCTCCAAAAATATGTTGACAGAATTACCTGAGCTACCCAAAAAGTTGAAAATACTAAACTGTGCCAACAATATTTTAATCTACTTACCTAGTCTTCCAAAAAGCATAATTTATTTATCTTGTGAAGTTCGTGGAGAAGGTACATTGACGGAGTTACCGGTTCTCCCCGAAGATTTGTCTTATCTCAATTGTTCAGCACATCATTTAGGTTGTTTACCAGATCTCCCACAAAAACTTATGACATTATGCTGCATGAAAAATGGATTGAAGTTGTTACCAGCACTTCCAGAGAGTTTAACAGATTTAGTATGTAGAGACAATGAACTAACAGTTCTACCAGATCTCCCAAAAAGATTATTTGTTTTAAATATTGAAGCCAATCAAATAACTAACATACCTGATCTACCTAGTTCTTTGAAACAATTATATTGCAGTTATAATCGGTTGGCTATTCCCCGAAAAATTCCAGAATATTTAGATACTTTTGGTTGTACTGGTAATGGCTGGAGCTATTTGCCACAAATTTCTGACAGATTACTACATTTATGGCACGATGCTCCTTGTTGGGCTACAAGAAGTTTTATAGGGGGTATATTGCAAAGAGAAAACTTATGCGAAGCCGCTTTCGGTAATTGTAAATATTGTTGCGATTATCAAAAAAATAAACTTCTAACCGAAGGATATGTGCCAAACCATTTTCCTACTTTGCTAGAGTTATCTGCCAATGCATTGACAGATGCGGCAAACGCGTTCGTGGAGACTGCAAATTCCTTCATAGATACTTCCGTGAATACATTCACGAAAACCACAAAAACTACAGGAATAGAAGAACTAGATGATTTCATCAATAAATCTGCGAAGATATGTGATTTCTGTAAGATATTTTGCATAACTAGGCAATGTGTCATAATGGTAAATAGAGGAAATGTAGATTTACCTGTTGGATACGATTTGTGTTGGAAATGCTGTTGTAAACCAATTGAGCGTATCATTATGGACAATACTGCTTTTCAGCGTCCAATTTTCGCAAGCGTACGTTCAGTTGGTGCCGCGATCTTCCCGGAAAGGGTGCCAGTGCGACGATTAACGCCATTACCTGCGACGCAACCAGAAAATAAGAAACGCCGTCTTTAAATATATAATATTTTTTTCACTTGAAATTGAAAATTTGAAAGTCTCTTTGTACCAACACATCCTCTTTGCAAATATATTCTCTTTGTGGATATATCCACAAAAAATGGAAATAGTCAATAAATTGAGAAAACTGGCTAATAAATTGGAGGAATCAACTCATCATGACAAGTTCGAAAGTTGGATCCAATATTTGAATTTTGATTATCCTGACAAACACACGAAATATGCAGTAAGGGGATTTCTTAACAAACATGGAGATAAAAACATATATGAGCTAGTATCCGGTTATTATGTTGGAAAACGCGGCACTTATGTTACAGTATATACCACGAGCTTTTTGGAAGAATACAATATTTACTATTGTTCGGCGAATGGCTATAGTTGTTATACTTCTTCTGGGGGAACTGAAATAGATGATATCAATTCAAGATTTTCAGACATAAAGACCGACGAACAATTTATGAAGGCTTTTATTTCTATGGATAATCGTGATGATTTAATATATTATCTAGCGTTGAAAGGTTTCTATAATTTCATAAAAGAAAAGAAATATTTTGATGTTGAGATGAAAAAAAGAGATTTTGCTAGCTGGGATTGTTAATCTTCGCTATCTTTTTTATCATCATTATATTCGTATATACATATACGAAAAATTATTATTCCAGGAAGCCATAATGGCCAAGTAGCGGTCGTAAGTATTAATTCACTTGTACTAGATTTTGCAACATCTACTCTATTAACATGAAATAAAAGAAAACTTGGGAATTTGTGCGACCAAAAATTTTTGGAAAAAAATGCTTAGGAAGGATTTTTAAGTTGGATTAATTAAATCAATAAAGCAAAAATACAGAAAACTTTACATTCTTAATTCAGTCAAGAAATTTTCTATTTATCTAACCAATCAAGTGGAAAATATTTCCTATACTTATGACACAAATATCGGATTGTGGACCGCAATTAGGAGTGAATTATCTCATAAAATACAATATTATGTTTACAAATTGTATAAAAACGGTTTTATTTATATTTTAGCATTAATAAAAGAGATTTCTAACGAATGGAAATACACTGTTAGTACCAAATCTATTGAAGATGATTTGAATAATTCTGTCATAATCGCAATTCGGGAAATTATTAGAAAATTATTTTTACAAGAAGATTTGATAGAATCATCTATTATTTATAATTTGTTGCGACATAACGAGTTTAATATTGATATTTTAACAGATCTAGAAATCAACAACAAAAAAAATACGGAAATAGTATCATGTAAATACCACTCGCACGAGAAATCCTCTCTCATTATATTTTTTGATTCTCTTGCAAGTACTAACAAATCTAGCTCTGTCATGATCAAAAGACTCCGGACGTATTACATAATTGTCAAGATCATGAAATTGCTTAACAGTATTTTCTTTATATTTTTTATTGATAGTAAATGTTATTAAACGACATAATATGTCTTCGTATAATACCCGCATCTTACCTATACTTTGACCAGTACCGTCGAATGTAAGAGAACATATATCAGCATCGAAATTACTCATAATAAAATCCTTCATTTCTTCAGATGGACTCAAGGAAACACATACTGTATTAATAATGGATTTTTTTGTTTTACCGAGATTTCTAGTATATACTATATGATGTGGTTCGCTAACAACGTCATAACAATCCGCGCTTGGGGTACCATCAGCTGCGTTATCTTTACTAATTTCTTTATGAAATCCTAAATTAGTGTAAATATCTTCTACAAACTGCACTGGTGAATTAGAATGATGACATATAAAATTATTAGGAGTTGATGATGTCAAAATAATTTCCTTTTTTGTTCAGAAAATCGTTCGATCCACCATTGATAATAGGTAACTTGAGAAATTTTTTTAGTTTCTAGACTCTCTACATTAGGACGATCAAGAAATACCCCAATCAAATATCCATGGTAGAATACCTTCCAATAGTCAGGATATTTTTCATAATCATATTTATCTATCTTAATGCACCCAGGTAATTTTTCTATTTCCAATACAACCGCCGGATCCATGGAATTTCTCCATCGACTATGAGTGTATATATACTTCACATATACATCTATGTCGGTTTGATCAAAATAACTGCCAAGTGTAGATTGTATCAAAATAGATCCAGATATGACGCCGCCGCTTCTTCTTAGTAATCCCGGTAACCATGAATACCCAAATTCGTCCAATTTGTCCAATAAATTAGATATACAACGACGTTCTAATATCATAGCTACGATCTCTAGTGGAAGCTTCTGCCAAATTTTGTCCATTATTTTCTTTGCAATCTCCTTGCGTCTCTCTATACTAGTATAGAGATTTTACGAATTCTTCTCGTATTTTTTCCGCAAATTCTTCTCGTATAAATACGAGAAAACTTTCAAATTTCTATTTATCGACAAGTAATAAAATTGAAAGTTTTCTCGTATTTATACGAGAAGAATTTGCGGAAAAAAAATACGAGAAGAATTTGCGGAAAAAAAATACGAGAAGAATTTGCGGAAAAATGTATAAAAAACTAAAGTTTCTGCCCGGAGAATTAAGAGTTCTTCCAGAACTACCTGAAGACTTACTCGAATTAGAATGTCAGAGAAACTGTTTGCAAGAATTACCACGACTCCCTAGTGGCCTTAGTTACTTATCTTGTCATGCTAATCTATTGTCTTATTTACCAAGTATACCGAATACATTGGCTATTTTAATTTGTTCAAACAATAATTTAACTTATCTACCCGAATTGCCGGATTCCTTACAAATACTTCATTGCCAAAATAATAGATTAACTTACTTGCCTAAATTACCAAACTCACTTATTGAGTTAATTTGCAAATTTAATTGTATCGCGGAACTACCTGAATTGCCGAAAAAATTGGAAAATCTAGTATGTGGAAATAATTTTATAACTAGTTTACCTAAACTTCCCGGTTCTTTGAAGAAATTGTTTTGCGCTATGACCGATATAAACAAATTACCGGAACTTCCAAAAGGTTTGATAAAGTTAGATTGTGAGGGTTGTAGACTGACTAATTTGCCAGAGTTGCCTAAACATCTAGAAAGACTTTCCTGTTCTAGTAATGAATTTGAATCCTTACCTATCTTCCCAAATAATTTGACTTATTTATATTATGCAAACGGCAATTGGAAAAATATTCAAACCCTTCCAGAAAAGTTACTAAAATTAAGTTGTGGATCTAGTCATATTCAGCAATTACCAAAGTTGCCAAAAACGCTAACATACTTGAATTGTTACAACAATGATCTCACTATTCTGCCAGAATTACCAAAAACACTAGAATCCTTGGATTGTTCCGATAATAATTTAGTTAGTTTGCCAAAATTACCAAAAACATTGATATACCTAGATTGTGGCTACAATAACATTACTTTATTATCAAAAACCAAAAAAATAAAATATCTTTACTGCCATTATAATAAATTAACTTGCCTACCAATTTTTACGTCATGCTTGCAATATTTTGAGTTCGAAGGTAATCCGTTATTAACTGCTTCCATAATTCCGGAATATTTTCCCACTTTACTAGAACTCTCCGTAAACAAGTTTACGAAAATTGTGAATATATTCACAAAAACTACGAAAACTGTAGATACTTCCGTGAATTCCTTTGCAGATATTTTCGTAGATACATCTACGAAGACCGCAGGTATAAAAGAACTAGATGACTTTATTGATGCATCAGTGAAATATTGTGATTTCTGTGATGAATTATCTATTGTTAAAGAATGCGTAATTATGGATAAATCCAAGTTTGGTAATATACCTATCCAATATTATCTGTGTTGGATATGCATACACAAACAGAGAAATAATTGATTTTTTTAATCTTTCTATAAAATGAATTACATCGCCCGCGGCACTATTTTAGCCACTGTACGCAATTTGGAAAGAGGAACTGAAATCACCACACGCAATTTGAGAGAAGAAACTGAAATCGCCATAAAGTATCATGATAGTGAAAATCTTTGTACTAAAATTATATCATTAATTAATGGTGAACTGAATTTTCTGGGACTTGAAATTCCAGATAAAGATATTGAGGAAGATTTCGGCTACAATCCTGCCGTAGGAACATACATATATACCAAACATTATAAAGATAATGTAATCGAAATAGTGGTTCAATTGTATTAATTTTTTCCGACTTTACTAAAGTTCTCTTCAGTCAACATTCACATGGAGTGGCCATTTCTTTGATTGCATTGTCTAAATCTGCCAAAAATATTTCTTCGCTCATTTCTAATACAGCGCATCCTCCAGTTTTATCAGAACAAACATATCGATAAAAATCAGACAGAGCATAATATTTTACTAGATCATAACGTACAAAATGAATACCACTACCCAACCATTTGCGTATTATAGGACAAGATTTTTCGCCAAGATATTCATCTTTAACTTTTTTTCTACACTCTTCTTCTAGAGCATTCCCAACTGGGAAACACCAACATTTACTCATTGTATCTACATACAGGTATGTAGATAATTTTAATATGATATATTTTCTCCTTGTATACATACAAGGAGTTCTTTTATAAAAATTGAATAAATTTGCGAATATATTTACAAATTCCTTGTATCTCTATACTAGTATAGAGATTTTACAAAGAGAAACAATGGATTTCGTAGAAAACTTGATCGACGGTTTAAAAAATTCGAAGAGTATAAAACATATGAGAATTACTATAGACGTATTCTCTGAGCAAACAACCGCGCCAGAATTACCTGCACCCGAACTATCTGCGAATATGTTTGCACCTGAACTACCTGCGATCATGCCTACACCTCAAGCTATTCCAGAACCACTACAAGATTTTAGTTCGTCGGACGGTGAATATATACCAAAGAAAAAGAAGAAAACCAAAAAACAAGTCGGAGGAAAAATGAGCGAAGCTGAACTAACATTTTTAGAAGAACAATGGGAATTTTATGATGGAAAACCTAACAACAAAGCTCTCAAGGACATTTCCATTGCGATGGGTAGATCACACGGCACAATCAGAAGTTGGTTTCGTAGAAAAGAGAAGAAATTTTTGCAAAATGTGAGTCAAATTTAATTTGATATTTTTTTGTTATTTCTCTTTCCGTAGATGCATCTACGGGAAATTCGTAAATATATTTTCTTTGTTTTCTTTGTTTTCTTTGTACTAGTACAAAGAGACTGCGAAGAAACTACCCAATTTCATCATCATAGATAGTTATGTTAGGTCGGCGACCCTTAATTGTTCGCAATATTTCGTAACTTACAGGCTCCGCGATGTTTGCCATTTCCATATACTCCATGAATATACTTTTTTTCGTGGACTTGTCTACGGATACTATATAAAGAAATAAAGAAAAAAAAGAAATCTATACAGATATAAAGGAGTCTACAACCGCTTCGTAACACTTCAGTTCATACCTTTTCTTGATTATTTTTTGAATTGCATGATAATCATCTATCGCATAGTTGACTCG